GAACCGTGAATTAAGTTATTTGAAGCAATTAAAGCAAATCGCATCAGTTCCGATGATTCCCACGGATCGAGTCCGTAGGGCTTGAATTGATTGATTAACGACATCTCCTCGTCGGTAGGATGACGGGTCTGTAGCAATATCTCTAATTCAGCGCGGGTTAGTTTTAGTTCCATGTCAATAAAAAATACTTATATAAATAATTCTATCTAAAGACTTGACGTTTATGGTTGGTTGATCTATATTAATAGTGTCGTCTCCAGCCCAAACCTATAAATATAAAATTTCAATACAAAATATTTGTCTCCATAGAAAGTGTATAGCTGAGGAAACAACGCAGGATTGATACCCTGCGTTTTTTATTTCGTCCAGCCAAAGTTTAACGAGAGCATATTCTGGGTAGGTCGTGTCCTAGAGTTAGAAAAAATAAAGTAACAACCGCAATTAGCCCGACAAGTGCATCTTTCGGTCGGGCGGGGGAGTGTTCCAATAGGCTGCCAGCCGGCACTTTCATAAAAAAGACACTCTTGGCAAGATTCTTTTTTGGTAATTATTCTCTTTTCCCACTTGTTGACTAGAGCGTGTCCTCTCCGGCTTCCCTCCTCAAAAGCTTCCCTAGACTTGGCAACGTACTGTTTAGAGCGGTTGATTATTTGAGCCTCTGATTGAGTACCAAGAATAATATCACGGCAAAACTTTCTTAATCGTGCGTATTGTGTTCTAAGCATCTGACCAATTCTGCCATAGTCAGAAGCGTTCATGTCAGGCTTGCCAACTCGATAAAGCTGAATAGTTAGGTTTTTAATCTCAAAAGACATTTTCTCTTCCCACTCACTAACAGTTATTTTTTTCTCTAAAAGGTCACGGGTAAGTTTATCTGTTTTTTGAGTACGGGCATTAATAGTTTGTTGGGAGATTTGTCTAACTTTTTCAGTAGAGACAAATCTCCCCGTTCGATTGTCTCGATAGCGTCGAGTTGCAGGGTTAAAAGAAAAATCACTCATAACTTATTTCAGGTTCTAATAGGTTTTTAAATTCATCATCCGGAGGTTTCTTTTTCCAGTCATTGATAGCTTTTTGAATGTCATCGGCTGTTACTTCGGCTCTCTCTAGCAATCGACCAATTGGCTGTAAGTTTTTATCTTCTGGGTTAAATTTATCTGTCATATTATTTATCTCCTAATCCGTCATAAACTAATTCTTGGGTTTTTTCTGATTTATTGAGTTTAGCTTTTAGGTTACGGTTTTTAATTTCTAACATTTTTACCTTTAATTTTAATGTTTCATAATCAAACATCAGGTTATCGTATGAGTCGGTTAATTCGGCGTATTCGGCTCTCAAGTCTTCGATACTCAAATCTTCGATAATAGCGTCAAAGTTATTGTTATTCATGGATTTTCTCTTTAAATTAAATAATAACTCTTGACTGACAAGAAATAACTCTTGACAGTTCCCTAATCCACTTACGCTTCTGTTTCTGCTTTGTTAAGTTCACCGATCTGAGCTTTTAGCTTAGACACCTCATCTTTTAAAGCTTCAATAACCTCCAGTTCGGTCATATTGGCGACTAGAACATCATTATTAGAATCGGAAACAACATAAGCTTTTAGATTTGTCATAATTATCTCTTGGCTTTACTGTATTTTATCAAATTTAAAACAGTTTTAACTGTAATGGAGAATTATCTATTATTTCCTCTATCGGTTCATCTGGAAAATATTCTATAGGTTGGTCTAATCTATTACAGGCTATCTGATAATATTCTAGTTCTTTCTCGATACAGATATAATTTCTACCAAGTTCTTTACAAGCTAATGCGGTAGTGCCAGAACCACAAAAAGGATCGAGAACTGTACCACCTTCAGGGGTAAGCATTTCTACTAGTCGCTTCATGATTTCTAATGGCTTTTCTGTGGGGTGAAGATAAGACTGTTTTTGATGTCTACCGTCATTAAATACAGGAGGCAAAAAAGACCATACATTTGTATAATTTGTGTCATTTCCGTCAATTCTTCTGTGTTCTTTCCCAAGTTTTCTATTAGCTGAACCAAATTGTCCTGCTTTTGTAAGCTGACAAATCCTTCCTTCTCTGCCTGTTTTAAGTTCACTGATTGTTCTTTGAATGGCTTGTATTGTGATAACATCAAACAGTAATCCTGGTACTTTAACGTCTTCATATAATCCAGTCTGCTTAAAATATCTTTTTGTTGAGTCTTGTGAATATATCAAAATACTTTCGTGTTTACGTTTTAATCTTGGACATACTGGCATTTCTTTTCTCTTCACCCATGAGATATGTTCACAATAATGCAGCTTTTCATTATTAGCTGAATTAATCCAATTAACCATAGTTGGCATTTGCCCAAAGAACGCATAAAAGCCATTAGTGACTCGTTTTACTTCTTTGGTAAAAAGTGGAATATCAACCACAGAATCCCATTTAGCTAATCCAATACCATAAGGCGGATCTGTGATTACAGCGTCAATAGAACCATCAGGAATATCTTTCAAAACATCAAAACAATCACCGTGAATAATTTGATTAATCATTTTGATTTATATTTAGTTTCTTAACAGGTTGTTTATTAGTTTCTTCATCGGTTAAATCAGAGTCAGTGTCTTCAACTTCTCCCCCAGACATACCATCAATAGATTCACTCCATTCTGGCCACAGTATCCGATATTTATTTCTAGCATTTTCGGCATAAAAATCTAATCCTTTTCTGAGAATGATTTCTGTGTCAATTACCTGTTTGATAGCACCGCTAAGAAGCTGACACCATCCGTATCTCATCCTAGAATAGCGACGATCAGGCGACCGGGATAACTCTTTAGTTCCCCCTTTTGATTCTAATCCTGGGAAGAAATAGGTCGGGAATCCAGGGATAATTAGCTTGTACCGGCATTGCAAAAGAGTATCAATTAACCCTGTTAAATCAGAGTTAAAATTAGTCATTTTGCGAATATCTTGCCCAGGATAGCTGAGAATATGATCGGTTATAATGCCACTTTTTCTACGGATTTCTAATTCTCGCTCATAAATTCTTTCTTGCTCAGTAGAAATACCTGGCATAATATGAAGAGTCGGAGAAACCTAAGTCATTAGATGCCCTAATCAAATTATCAAAAGCCTGTTTAACATCAGCCCAAGCATCTAAAGAAGCTAACCAAAGAGAGCGACCATAAAGAAAATCAGGTTCATGGCGAATATGACAGATTTTATAGGGTTCAAAAAAATAATCAGGATCAGACTCCGAAACGTATTTCCTTTGCTCGAAACCAATTAGTTCCCCTTGATCTGTTTCTTTTCTAAACATCTCAAAGGTAGGTAAATAAAGAGTCTTTGCTACACCAAAATCTTTAGACTTGTTGGCAGATAACCCTTCTCGTTCAATGCCCAACTCTAGAAAACATTCTCCTTTCCCTAATGCCCATCTTAGGGCTTTCTTGAGTCTATCCCCACCAATCATGTAGGTTGAAAAATTCTGTTTTCTTAACCTAATATCTTCTGCAATGGCAAACACTTCTGAGTTAACAGGAGTTTCTTCATCATCAAGGTTTTTTGCTACTATCCATCCCTGATCGTCTCCATCGTCAGATGCAAAGGTATCAGAAGCGGCCATATCAAGGGCGTGGACGACTTCATAGCACCATTGATTAAGTTCGATTAATTCTCTTGATATTCTCGGATCACGGATAGGATTTTCCGTAATCTCCAAATCGTACCGACGTGATACCGACACGATCCCCGGTGAAGTAAGGGATCGCTGAGAGCCTCTTAATTTGTCATCCTTTTTCTTCTTTTTTGCCATTAGAACTGCCATGTACTATTTCTATGATATAAGAAAACAGACCATTTTGTTAATGGTCTGTTTTAAATCACCCAAGGAGAAATCTAAATATTAAAAATATCTATCAAATGTTCCATCGCTCCGCAAAACTCTTCTTTCGTCAATGTCATCACTAGAAAAAAATAAATCAGTAGTTAACGCGTTCATTAAAGCCTTAGCCGCAACATTGGATATTGCAATCCCCACTTGTGAAGTCGCATCGACTATGTAATTATCTTCAATAGAGCAATGGGTGCTTGTAATAATATCGTAACAGTTAATAAATGCCGGATGACCTTCTACTGTTTCTAGTATTAACGGACGAAATTCTTTTCTCATGACAACCTTTAGTTTTAACTAAATATTACAGGTTACTTTTTGAATTGTCAATATCTTGGATAAACTTTAAAGCCCTCTCATAATATCGTTTTCTTTCGGCTAGTCCATTTGTACCACCGTTGAC